TAAAGGCCTCTTAGGTTCTTGCAGGTATAAAAAAAGGCACCCGATGGGGTGCCTTATTGATTACTGCCCTTGCTGGGCAATTCTTTATCGGGTGCGCATTGCCACCGACCGCGCCCGTGCTTGGTTAGAGCGTTTGGGCCTTTCATCGCTAAGCGATGCGTAGATTTCAGCTAGAGCCTCTGCGGGAGTCATTACCGCATCAGCCAAGCCTTTATCTACAGCTTGGGCGCCTTGGAAGGTGCCCGCCTCAGTGTTACGCACCGCCTCTGGGTCAATCCCCCGGTTGCGCGCCACGGTGTCTACAAATAACTTATAGGTGTCATCAACTTGGGCTTGAATGTTTGCCCGCGCCTCTGCACTCAGCGGCTGCGATGGGTCAAAGTCATTTTTCCGCTCGCCCGCATAAATAGCGGTAACTTTGATGCCCTCTTTCTCAAGCGCTGCGCTCTGGTCTACGTGCCGAGCTATAACGCCGATAGAGCCAGCCCCGCCAGTGCGAGGCAGCACCACCCTATCAGCAGCGCTAGCAATGGCATAAGCAGCGCTATAAGCGTGCTCATCCACAATCGCAGTAACGGGCTTAACCTCCCGCGCAGCGTAAACCGCATCAGCAAAATCGAATGCCCCGTTAACAGAGCCGCCCCCGCTGTTTACGTTCAGAACGATGTGCTTAACCATAGGGTCAGCCACAAGTGCACGCAGGCCAGCGCTAAGGTCGCCATAGGTGGTGGCACCCATAAAGCGCATCAGCGGGCTAGCTGCGTGGAATAGCGGGCCTTGCACGGGCAAGATGCCCACGCCCGCAGAGGTTATTTCCACGCTAGGAAAAAATGCCTCTACATCAATGGCAGCAAGGTTAATTTCAACCTCTGCCGCTGCCTCAGTAACCAAGCGCTCTAACTCAGCTTCCGCCATCATCAGCGGCTGGTTCATCAGTGCTGTCATCAGTGGGTTTATCATCAGCCGCCTCTTTTGCGTCTTTCATATTTAACGGGCTTAGGTACTCGTCGCCGCCCTCTACTGGGTTAAGGTTTTCCATTGCGCGAATATCGTTGACGCTCAGCCAGCCACCTTGCCTACCAGTGTGATAAGCGCTGTAGCGGCTGTTCGTGTCTCCACGCAGCAGCCCATCAACCTTAAATTCAAAAAAGTATTTTTTGCGCTCGCTAGGGGTTAGCAGGCTTTGGTTAAGTCGCTGCTCCCAGCGCACAAGCCAGGGGCGCAGCGTGTGCACCACGAAGGCTAGGCTCATGTGCTCCACGTTTGAGAAGGTGGCACGCTCTAGGTCGTTAATCATGTGGGCAGGTACACCAAAGAGCCGCGCAATTTCCGCAATTTGGAATTTCCGAGTCTCTAAAAACTGCGCGTCCTCAGGGCTAAGCCCTACCTGCTGGTATTCCATGCCGCTATGAAGGATTGCAATTTTGTTGGCGTTATCAGCGCCCCCGTGCACCTTGCGCCAGCTCTTGCGGAAATCGTTAGCCTGTTCCTCTGTAAGAGGCTTGGGCATTTTTACTGCGCCAGTAGGTGTAGCACCGTTGCCAAAGAGCGTGGCGCCGTGTAGCTCTGCCGCCATTGCCAGCCCTAAGCCCTCCCGAGCTAGCGCAATAGGGCTAAGCCCCAGCTTCCCATCAAGGGACATTCCGCGCAGGTGTAGCACCTCCCGAGCGGGCAGGGTGCGGTTAAGCTCTGTGCTCTCATAAAAGAGGTCGCCATTACTAGCTTCTGCTAGCTGCACCTGCTCTGGGTTAAGTGGCCACACGCCCACCACCTGCCCGCGAAAATCGCGCTCTATGTAGCTGTAGGCATTGCCGCGCATTGCTAGGCAGGACTGCCCGTGCTCTACGAACTCGAACGCGGTTTGCCGGTCATTAGGGCTATCGTGCATAAGCCCATAAAGCGGGTGGCGCGTTGCGCGCTCTTTGCCGTCTTTGGTGCGCTTGTAGAGGATAAGCGGTAGCGAGGCCACGCCCTGAGAGAGCACGCGCACGCAGGCATAGACCGCAATAATGCGCAGGGCGTTATCGTGCCCGATGTTCATGCCCGCGCCCGTTGGCTTGCCGCCGAACACTTGCAAGAACCAATCCTGCACAGCGCCAACACTGCTGCCGCTTGTGGGGGCGCTCGCCTCTTGTTTGCTGCCTGTAAGCCAGCTAGGTAATTTCACGCTCTATACTCCAAAATAAGACATTTCCGCGCCCTCGTTAGCGGTTTGCCGCCCTAGCGCCATGATTAGCGCAACAATGGGGTCAATTTTCTCCGCGCTCTTGTTTTTAGCGGGCTTTACGTTGCCCGCCTCGTCCTCTTTCGCAACCACATTAGAGGCAGCCCAAGTAAGCACGGGGCAGCCATTGTGGCGAATTAACCCCTCGCTAATTAAGCGTTCAAGCTCTTTCATCGGCGCACTCATCGAGGCGAACCCCTGCCCGAACTGCACCATCTCTAGCCCATCGTCTAGCAGGTGGTTAACTATTGCCGTGGAGTTCCATCGGTCATAGGCAAGTTCTACAAGGTTGTAGCGCTGCGCCGCCTCTTTAATATCGTGCTCTATAAAGTCGTAGTCGATGGTATAGCCGGGGGTAGCTACAAGGTGCCCAGCGTCCACCCACTCTGCGTAGGGCACGCTGCGCCCGCTGGCTAGCACATCGTTAACCTTTTCCTCTGGCACGTAATAGCGCCCGATTACTATGGTGGTGCCGTCCTGCTGCGGGAAGGTCATTACAAAGGCCGCAATATCTTCAACGCTCGCAAGGTCTAGCCCGCCATAGCAGGTTTGCCCCTCAAGCTCAGCAATATCAAAAGCTGTATCGCCAAGCTTCCAGCGTTCCATATTCGCCCAAGCGGTTTCCGCACTTACCCACACGTTAAGGCGCTTGGTCAAGAAGTTATTAGCTGCGCTCTTTAGGCGTTGAGCCTTGCGGGCTTGGTTGCCAATATCATCAGGCAGCACGCTTACCCCGTAGTTAGGGTTTGCCTTTTGCCAAGCCTCTTGCGTAGTCCAGTCGTCCCCTTCGTCTATGGTGTAAATAATTCCGAAAAAAGTATCGTCATCAAATACACCATCAAGCAGCTTGGTAACGTAGCTGCGCAGGTCATAGCAGATGCCATTCTTATTGAAGCCCGCAGTGGTGATGGCGCACATCAGAGACTGCGAGCGCGCACCCGTTGCCGACTCTAGTACGTCCCAGACTTCCGGGGTTTTGTGGGCGTGCACCTCGTCAATGATGCCCCCGTGCACGTTAAGGCCGTCCAAGCTGTTAGCATCAGCAGAGAGCGGTTCGCACTTGCTAGCGGTAGCCTCTATGCTGAGGTTATTCCGCAGCACAGTTACCCGCTTTTTAAGTGGCGGGCTGCTCTCTACCATGCGCTTAGCCTCTGCCCACACTAGCCGCGCCTGATCTTTTTTGGTTGCAGCGGTGTAAACCTCTGCGCCCGCCTCGCCATCAGCTACCAGCAGGAATAGGGCTATCGCACTTAGCCACGTGCTTTTCCCGTTTTTACGGGGAACCTCGATGTAGGCAGTCTTAAAGCGCCGCAAACCTGTAGCGCTTTTCTTCCAGCCGAACATCACAGCAGTAATAAACTGCTGCCACGGGGCAAGCTCAAAGCGCTGTCCCGCCCACTGCCCTTTCGAGTGGCGCAGCAGGCTTACGAAATCAATAACGAAAGCCGCTTCTTCAGCGTCAAAATAAATATCGTCCCGCTCGCCTGCCTCCACTGCCACTAGATCGTTATAGTGGCGCTGCACTGCCAGCCTAACCCACTTGCACGCACTTACTTCCCCAGAGAGCACCGCACGCCCGTAGGCGTCCGCCTGCTCAAGCTCCATCGCCTCTGCGCCTTCTTATTAGCTGGTCAAATTCATCGCCCTCAGCCTCGCCGCTCTCTACTTGTAAGCGGGTTCGGCTGCTGGGGGTCATGCCAAACTCAGCCATCAGCCGAGTAAACTTGTCCCAGGCTTTGCGCTCTAGTGCGATGTAGGGGTTTTGGATGGGGTAGCCGCTGGCGGTTTTGATAATAGGGGATGTGCGCTGTACCTGTTCGCGGTGTTCTTCGTAATCTGCATAGGCATCGCAGAGTCCTTTAAGAGCTAACACATCCAAATCGGTTAAAAGCCCTGCCTCTTGAAGCATGGGCGCCACTTTGCGCCACACTTTCTTCCCGCGAGCGCTCAGCCCTGCGGGCATTTTTACGTTATCGCTCTTAGGCTTGGGTTCTTTTGTATTTAGTGCCCGCTTGCCGGGGTTGCCCTGCACCACCTTAAGGGCAGTAGGCTTGGGGGGCGGGCCTGTTCTCTTACTCATAATCGTTCACCTCTACTTAGCTGGCGCACCCGAGGCGCGCAGCACTAGCGCATTAAGTGGCGCCTCTGGTTCGTAGGTGGTGGCAGGGTTGCTGTCGTCATATACGGGGCTAAACCACTTTTGAGGGTAAGCCATGCAAAGCGCCAGCAGCGTTTCACCGCTGCCCGTGGGCACTGCGTAATGTTCGCCGTCCAGCTCGCCCAAATGCGCCCGGAACTCTGCCGCCACCAACTTAAGCAAGTGGGGTGGCAGGTGCCCGCTAGTGGCGTCTAAGAAGTTCGGGAAAGCTCTCTGTATATCCGCAGCGCCAAACCACTTGCGCGCCTCTAGGTCGCCGCTTGGGCTTATGTCTACAACGGGCAAGCCCTCATCTTTAAGGGCTTTGCTAGCGTTGCCGCAGCTAAAACAAACCACGCCAGCAAAGTTGCCGCACTTGAAGTAGTGTTGAGCCAGCACCTTTGCGCGCAGCCTTTTATTCGGGAAACGCAATAGCTTCATCGTTCCACCGCTCTAGGTTCTTGGCCAGCTCTTGCACGCTGCCTTTCACAAAGACCAAAACATTTTGATGAACTTTTACCATTTTGCGCGTGGCAAAATAGCGCCCCGCTCGCTGCGGTGCGGTGCCGAATGCGTTAATTAAGGTGATTTCGTTGTAGTAGTGCAGCCCGAGGTCGGTGAATAGGGAGATGTTATCGCCAACAAAGTTGCGATAAATGCCGGTTTTTTTGTCCCGTATCTCGCAAATCTTCACAATTAAAAAGGCATTATCAGCAAGCATGGCCACGCACTTTTCAAAAATGGTGCGATAAAAGTCCATGAATTCGGCATAGGTGCCGAGTGCTGACATATCTTCCTTACTGTAAACCTCTAAATCGTAATAGGGCGGGCTAGTAAAGCAGAGGTCAAAGCCGCGTTCACTTATGCGCTCATCAATAAACCTGCTGTCGCCGCAGCTATAGTGCACCTGCGGGTAGCTGGCGCAGGCTTTGCGGTTAACGTCTACCTGCTCCTGCCTAAACTCGCAGGCGTGGTACTCAAAGCCGAGTTCGCCAGCTACCACGCCCTTAGTCTGTTCGCCGCCGAACGGGTCTAGTATTTTGCCGCCCTTGGGGGCAAACCAGCGCATCATCAATTCAGCCAGCACGGGGTCAAAGTTGCTGCTGCCCTCGTTAATGCCCGCCATGATGTTCGCATCGCCACCCGCCAAGACCCCTTCCTTTGTTTCGGTTAGGTTGCCGGTAAGCGTTAACCACTGGTCGCGCCGCTGCTTCCAGTAGTCGCGCCTAGTATCGAGCACCGAAAAGGGCGGGGCGCCGAACTGCTCTACCAGCGTGGAGCGCTCCACTTCCTCTGCCTCAGGCTCGCCCGCCTCTGGGTTGGCAGCCAGCAGCGCATCACCGAACTCGTCGAGGTCAAAGCCCGTAAGCTCAGCCAGCCCGCACGCTTGCAGGTCTGCCAGCTCAATAGCGAGCATTTCGCTGTCCCAGGTACTGTTCAACGCAATGCGGTTATCCGCCAGTATGTAAGCCCGCTTCTGTTCTTCGCTCAGGTGGTGCAGCTCAATAACTGGCACCTGCTCAAGCCCGAGCAGTTGCGCAGCAGCTAGACGCCCGTGCCCTGCAATGATGCCCTGCTCGCCATCTACTAGGATGGGAGCGTTAAAGCCGAACTCTTTAATGCTTGCCGCTATCTGCTGCACCTGCGTTTCGCTGTGCTGGCGTGCGTTGCGGGCGTAGGGGATTAGCCCCGCCGTTGATACTTGGGTGATTTGCATGGTGATGATTACTTTTTGACCCCCCTATGCCTAACCTGCGGGCGTGTGAATTCGACTGGCCACGCGGTGTAGGTGCTGAACGTCAGAAATTTGACCCCCCCCTCCCCCCTCAAGCGGGGCAGGGCAGGGCAAGCGCTGAGCGTTTAGGGGTGTAGTGCCTTGGGTTTATTACCTAAGCCGCCATCTTGCGTGGCAGTCTTGGTGCTGTGGCAGCTCTTGCATAGCGGCTGCCAGTTATTAGCGTCCCAGAAAAGGGCAGCGTTGCCCTTGTGTGGGGTTATGTGGTCTAGGTCTGTGGCTGTGGTGATGCAGTTGCGCCGGTAGCAGTGCAGGCATAGTGGATTAGCCATTAGGTAAGCTTTGCGCGCCTTGCGCCACTGGGTAGAGTTGTAGAGGTGCGCCCACTTACGCACCGTGCGCGCCTCCCTCTCTCGCCTCTGCTGGGTGGCGTGCTCAGTGCAGCGCCCGCCCTGTCCTATCTCTACCAGCCTGCCGCAGTGTGGGTGGCTGCAAGGGCGTTTCGGTCTGCGCCTTGTCATTGGTGGGCCTGCTCTTTGCGCCACTGG